AACAGTTGAGAGAAGTGTATGATGCGACGATCAATACATATGCAGATGTGGGAGCCTTCCCTGGCAATTATATTTATATATCCCCAGGCGGTTTCTCTCCTTTGGCCGCAGCGGGTGAAGCCTGGGATTTAACTCAATTTGGAATTGGTGGCTATCATATGATTATACGCTCAGAACATTCGTTTGGTCCTGGGAAAGCCGACACCACAATCACTGCTAAGTGGGTAGCAGAAATTGAATCTGCGGCAGCAGCAGCAGTTAAATCTGCGTCTACAGGACCAACCAGCAGTACGGATCCTGCTGCTCAAACTTCTGACAAACCATCGAAATGTATGGGGCCATACAACAGACGCAGCCCGTCCCGTGGCGCTGCCGCCAATGAACGACCCCAGTTTGAAGGTGACTACTAATGGCTAATGAACCATATAAGACGAACTATATGACAGGACTCCAGAGGAGTTTACGCTCAAATCCTGGTCAAGCGGACGTTTATTATACCAAAGGCAGTGCAGAATCAACAGCAGAGTTGTTTTATCAAAAGACTGCTTATGACGCTGTATCGAGAGACACTGAATATCTTAATCTGACAGATTTTAATTTCGGTGAAAAACTTTTGTACGGTCGAGTTAATCGTTATTATATCCCCATTGAAGCTGCATTTGGGAGATATGGTCTTAAACCCTTGGTGCGCAAGGGTCGCACTGGAGCGAATTATAAAGCACCCAATTATGTGGTTCAGGCGTTCAATGATCTGGCTCAGACATTTAGGGACGCTGCGTTTCAAAAGAAAATCGATACTAAAGATCCCTATCTGACCAATTTGGAAGTACACAAGGCCTATCAAGATCCACGCCGCGAATGGCGCACGTATCACAACAGCTATAGTACGGCATTGAAGGCGGTTTTTGATTCACAAAAAATTCAGGTAACAGATTTTTCGCACTTTATGAAAGAGCTTAATCTTTTTATTCATCAAACTGCGCCTACAAAGCCGTTTACTTATACCGCTTTTGTGAAGAGCCGCATATGCCCAGTTTCTATTTCAGGATTATCAATAGAAATAGCCAATTTAAATTCCAATAGTGACTATGATAAGATAACACAGTTTTATAATAGTAACAATTGGCAGTTCTTTTTAAATGCTTGTCGCTCTCATGGCTTTATGGTAGATCGTAATATACCATGGCGCATTGTTGCTGATATTGGGTCTGCTCCAATGATGGCCTATGCTGCACAATATGGTTTCACGAGCACTAATCAGATTTTATTTAGCCACTATACTCCAGCATCGGATTATTTCTTTGCTAATCTCAAAAGAATTCTATGGACGCTTTATGGTCGGGTTAAGCCACGCATCATTATCGAGACATCTCAAAAGGGAATGAGGGTAGCACCCAAGCTGCGGCACCCCATGACATACAATGCTCCGGAAGATATTCAAATAAGTGATCAAGAGTTGTTGAAATTTTATTTTAACATTCGCTTCTTAGAGGAAGAGTCAACGTTTACAGATAACGAAAAAAGCATAATGATCGATGATTTAATAGAAGTCTATCATACATCACCTACACTAGCATTGTCCTACTTCGAAAGAATTTTGAATAAAACGTTTGACTATCGCGGCTCTTTGAGTTATATTATTAAAGCGAAGAAAGCACGTGAAAATCTTTAGAGGTAAATTTGTATTTTCAAACATTAGATGATAAAACAGAATGCGTGGGTGTATATGCCGAGGGCAAGTTAGAATTCGACAGCATCCCACAAGGACTAACAAGAACCTGGAAGTACACTGGTTCTATCACAGACCCATCGGTGGAGTACGCTTGGCTTTACGCCAATGGCGCTCGTCTTGATCAGGTATGCCCAGAAGATCTGCAGGAACGTTTGACTGCGGCCCAGAAGCGCTTTCGTGCATATCGCAAAAGCTTTGAGATCGGCAAGATTGATTTGCGCGAGCACTGCTTTTTTGATCTTGTGCCCGAAAGCTTCTTGATGGAATTCTGCGAGATTAAAAATCAGGTCACGCAGCACGTATTTGAGAACTATGAGAAACCTCTCAACTATAATCTGCTTAGTGACTTTGAAAAGCTTTTGCATAAGATTCGATATCAGAATTTAAACTTGAACAAGGAAGGATGCCGCCAATTGTATGTCAGTTCGGTTGGTCGCCGTAAGGCCAATGAGCTTATGAAGAGTCACTACTTCATTGACTATAACCTGTTTGGAACGGTCACAGGCCGCCTCACAACTCGTCCAAAATCTTTTCCAATACTGACACTCAAGAAAGAATTTCGCAAGCTTATAAAGCCACACAACGACTGGCTTATCTCTTTGGATTACAACGGTGCAGAGGTTAGAACGTTGCTCCACTTGAGCGGACACCAACAGCCGAAAGTTGATATTCATGAGTGGAACGTCAAACATCTTTTTGATAATGAAGTTGATCGAGATACAGCAAAGACACTCTTCTTTGGCTGGTTATACAACCCTGAATCGGATGCGATTCAAACAAAATATTATAATCGTGAAAAAGTACTTGACAAATGGTACGATGGGGGTTATATTAGTACTCCATTCAAAAGAAAAATTAAAGTTGATGAGAGAAGGGCACTGAACTATCTGATTCAAAGCACGACGTCTGATCGTGTGTTGGAACGAGCCGTGAAGATTGATGAGTTTCTGCAAAATAAGAAATCATTTATCTCACATATTGTTCATGATGAGATAGTTATCGATCTTTCGGATGAAGATCGTGACGAATTGCCGTGGATTAAGCAGATTTTTGAGAATGACAATTTTATGGCGAACATGCAGGCAGGCAAGAATTACTTGGAATTGGAGGAGTTAAAGATATGATCTCGGTTATTGGATTGGGAAATGCTGGCTCCGCAGTTGCTGAGAAGTTCAGTGAATTACCGCAGTACAATGTGTATACTATCAACAACAAAGTTAAAAGAACTTCAAAGTATAAGTTCAAACTTAAGAAATACGATACACCAGAGGAGTGTGAAAAGAACATTCCCGATTTGAAAAAGTTTTTTAAGGATATTGATGACGATGTACATTTCATTGTGTGCGGCGCATCCTTTAGTTCTAGTTATTCGTTGGGAATACTGCAGCAAATCAGAGATAAGAACATTGATTTGTTTTATATTAAGCCAGATATTGAGCTTTTAGCGGGATTGCCTCGTTTGTTAGAAAATGCCGCGTTCGGCGTTCTGCAACAATATGCTCGTTCTGGGCTTTTCAATAGTATTACATTGATTTCTAATCTAAAATTAGAAGAGATCATTCACAACGTACCAGTCAAAGAATATTACAACACACTGAACAACACTATCCAGTCCACTGTTCATTATGTAAATTACTTTGAACACAACGAACCTGAAATTGGCGTGCTTACACCGCCAGCCGAGGTTTGTCGTATTAAAAGCTATGGAATGCTCAATATGAAAAATCTTGAAGAAAAATGGTTTTTTGATCTTGACATGGAGCGAGAGGTGTGCTATTATTTATGTATCGATAAGGAAAAACTTCAAACCGATGGCACATTGCACAAACGTTATGTTGAAATTCTTAAGAAGAAACCTCGAAATGCTTTTCGGAACATTTCGTATGCAATTTATGAGACCGAAGGAGGTCGTGACTTTGGCTTTTGCGTGGCCAGAACGAACGCAATACAAGAAAACACTTGACAGGCTACGTCGAGTGTGATACATTAGATACTAAGGAACGCTTAGTATACTTTATCTAAACAAAAAGGAGAAAATTAGATATGGGAATTAATATGGAACTGATGCGGCGCAAGCTGGCATCCCTTCGCGGAGAAGGAACCCGAGACAAGGGTAACTCCGTGTGGTTCAAGCCCGATGAGGGTGATACTGACATTCGGATCGTGCCGACGAACGACGGAGATCCGCTTAAGGAAATGTTTTTCCACTACAATGTAGGAAATCACAAGGGTGGCATTCTTTGCCCGAAGCGAAACTTTGGAGAGAACTGTCCGATTTGTGAATTTGCTTCCTCACTATGGCGAGAGGGAGTTGACAACAACGACGAGGAGAGCAAGAAGCTCGCCAAGTCCCTGTTCGTTCGAACACGTTATTTTTCACCAGTGGTGATTCGTGGTCGAGAGGACGAGGGGATTAAAGTGTACGGTTACGGTAAGACCGCATACGAACTGCTTCTTGGCTACATTCTCGATCCGGAGTATGGCGACATCACAGATGCTGATGAAGGCACCGACATTACTCTGACATATACAAAGCCCACTAAACCGGGTGCCTATCCCCAAACGAGTCTCAAGATGCGTCGTAATACATCTACCCTCCTTGATGACCCTGAAGCGATCCCTGCCCTTCTTGATCGCATGCCTGACTTCGACTCCCTTTGGGAACGTTTGAGTCCAGCCCAGGTTGACGCTATTCTCGATGAGCAGCTTTCTAGCGATGGTTCCGCTGAAAGTCGTTCCTCTGAGACAGCCAAGTATGGTCCCGCCAACGGTAAGAGCGATGTTGACCGTGCATTTGATGAGCTAATGACTGGCTAGTAAATTAAGTAGGCTCATGGGGCGCCGATGGCAGACCGGTTAGTAAATAGTCTGCCCCCTTTTAACACTATAGGAGTACTTATGGCGAGAGCTAAAGCTAAAGCCAAGCCGAAGGCTGGTCGTGTATCTATGCAAGACCTAATGAAGCTGGTGAATAAAAAAGCAGGTAGAAATGTGGCCCACGATCTGACGGGCGACAACCCTACCGAAGTTAAGGAATGGATTCCGACTGGCTCACGCTGGCTTGACTCCATTATCTGTAAAGGACAAGTCTCTGGAATTCCAGTCGGTAAGGTCACTGAGATCGCTGGTTTGGAATCCACAGGCAAGTCCTACATGGCTGCGCAAGTAGCCGCTAACGCCCAGAGACAAGGCAAGATGGTAGTATATTTCGATTCGGAGTCTGCCATTGACCCTGCGTTTTTGGAGCGCTCTGGGTGCGATCTGGAGCGTTTAATGTACATCCAAGCATCCTCTGTCGAGTTCGTATTGGAAACGATTGAGGAGCTTTTGGGAGCGACGGACGAACAGCTATTGTTTGTTTGGGACTCTCTGGCTTTCACGCCGTCCGTGTCTGACGTAGAAGGAGACTTCAATCCACAGTCATCGATGGCAATGAAAGCGCGCATTCTCGCTAAGGGAATGTCTAAGCTGGTTATCCCGATTGCGGATAAGAAGGCTACGTTGCTGGTTCTCAATCAGCTTAAAACAAACATTCCTCAAGGACCGAATGCACGGATTGTTGCGATGACTACTCCTTACATCACACCCGGTGGAAAGGCTATGCACTATTCGTATTCTCTGCGCATTTGGCTGACTGGTCGCAAGGCAAAGTCGGCATTCATTGAGGATGAAAAGGGATTCCGAATTGGATCCGAGGTGAAGTGCAGGCTTGAGAAGTCTCGCTTCGGAACTCAAGGAAGATCCTGCGCTTTCCGAATCTTGTGGGGTACTGAAGAAATTGGTATCCGAGATGAAGAAAGTTGGTTCGACGCTATTAAAGGTTCTGATTGCCTTACGTCGGCTGGTGCTTGGTATACGCTGTCTATGCCTGACGGATACACCAAGAAATTCCAGCCTTCTAAGTGGACAGAATTAATTACATCAGATAGTGAATTTAAACAGCAAGTCGTGCGTCTAATGGATGAGGAGATTGTACAAAAGTTTCATCGTCGGGAAGGGAGCGCTGATGCGTTCTATGCTGACCCTGAAGATTTGACAGTACCTCTTAAAGAATAACAACAGGAGACTAGTCATGACAAGTTTATTCGCTTTAATTTTCCTGGGGGCTATGAATACAGCCGAGGCTCGCCCTCACCATCATCCACCCCCAAGGCATCATGTGGTCCATACGCGACCACACCATCACCCGAAGCCGAAGCATGTGCGGGCCTATCGCCACAACGGACATCGCTATTACCGGCATGCTGGGATTGTGTGGAGATGGGTGCCGGGACATTGGTTCCGTGCAACCTGGGTAAAAGGACACTGGGAAATTAGTTACAGAATCTGAAAAATAGTTGTTGACTTCAGCCTCCTGATCGAGTATAATAAAAATCGGTCAGGAGGTTTTTGTTGAATATATTTGT